TCCTCAATCACTTCGGTCTTGTGACCCCACACCGACTGAACCACAATCCTAAACCCCAGTAACTTCAACGCCTCAAGTGCCTCCTTAGCACCATGCATTGGAGTACCCATTTTCCTGCCAGGTACGGGATGTTTATAATCATGTATCACTCCATCAAAATCAACGGCAATTACCTTTTTCATCTGGTGCTTTTCATAAACTTGGTACTCAAAAATACCTGCTTACCGTTGCCGTAATCCTTTACCTTTCCATTCTTACCCCAGTCAGACAGCCTACTCTTTAGAGTTGTGCCTGCCTTAGTGGTTATCACAATCACATCCACCCCAAAGATTAATAGTCTTTGCAATACTTCCATCTGTATGCCATAACCACTTTCCTTGACCATGAAGTGAGCATTCTTCACACTTCGGTAGAATATGTTATCAGCGATAGTCCCGCAGAAAATCTCTTTTTTCTTGCCTGGGTCTAGTGTGGACACCCTGATTATTTTTGTGCTTGTCTTTTTTTCCATAGTTTGGTGTTTCTACTAATACAGCATTGGGGTCACTCCATGAGAAGTTGTCCCTGCTAATTTCTTTTACTGGAATCTTAGCCGTTACTTGCTGGTCTGTTACCGTAATGAGAAGTAGTATAGTTTCCTCTTGGTTAAAGTTATTTTTGGTTTTCCTTATCGTGAAAATAACCGTCCCATTTCTCACATAGATAACGTCCTCTTGCTGTTCACCATACTTTTCAGTCTTATAGCTGTTAGAACGTATCGGTCTGTCCAAACAACCATGAAAAATCATGGCTACTGCACGCCTAAAAGGAATCTTTAATTCTTCCAAGCCTTCCTTGGCGTGCTTGGTAGCAAGAACGTGTAACCCCTGTAATTCTGTAGGTAGGGGTTCTAGCGACATAACCCGAAAAACCCTTTCCTCTTGCCAGTAGCTTTTTTTCTAAACTCTTTAAGCCCTGGTATGCTATCTAAATCACTAAATAACTTATCGACTGCTTCCTGTGTTTTGCCTTTATTAACAAGATTAACTATCTCCATCGCTCTGGTGTCTAACTTAGATGCATCACGGAAAATCTCTGCAAAATCTGCATTCTCCATAACAGCGTTCAAAAGGCACTCAACCAACATTGTATTATCACCTTTGACTGCGGTAACTTGCCTTCTTGTTCCGTCTTTGTTGTCCTTGAACATAATGGAAATACCACCATCAAAACCTGTAAAAACTTTCTTATTTTCTTTTTCTGCTTCATGTCCTTTCAGAGACACATCCTTTGCTTTTTTATCTTTCATACTAACCTTCCCGAATCAACCGAGGCTAAAGCTGTTCCTACTATTTTCCTAAGCTGTGGTTGCTGTTTAAGCACCTCAGTCATTAGAGTAACCAACAACATTTCTTCCCCTTCGATTCCAAAAACAAAATTAATATTCTTCAATCCATTACCAGGGTCAGGCTTAATAGTAGTCACCAGACCACTATCTTCCTTTAGAGAACCTACAAAAAGTAGGGCTCCAAACTTATTCACATCCAATATTTTTAATGTGTCTTGCCCAACCATAAATTACCTCTTATCGTCTAAATCACTAAGGTCTATGTCGTCCAAATCAACCTCATCCTCTACTTTCTTGAACGGAGCTGGTTTGTGATACACTTCAAAGTTATGGTAGGTTCTACCCTTAACTTTCTCACTCTTTGCTTGACCTAGATATACAATTTTAACTTCCTCTCCCATCTTGACGTTCTTCATTCTCAAGTCCAAAACTGTGTTACCCCATACAGCAATGTCTTTACCATTGTCTTGCTCTAAGTGGTACATTTTACTGTGGTTGTCACCAACGTCCTCATCCATTCCAGTAAATATTCCTTGAACTGAAACGCCCACCTCTGCTTTTTTGTCTGCTTCTGGAAGACCTTTATATTCTTCTTTGAAGTCCCAAGCTGGAGCCATCTCTACTTTTTTCCAACCGTCATTATTACTTTTCGGCATCTATAATCACCTCGCTTTCATCAGGTAACCCTTTACTCTTGGCAATTTCAACCGCACTATCCCAGTCGAAACCTGCCGACTTAACTTCCTCAATAACTTCAAGATTAAGTTTGGTTAAAGCCATAGGCTTTTCTCTAGTTGGTGTCGGGTACTTGACTTCTACAGCTCTAAGTAAAACTCTGTTCCACTTCTCAGCTAACGGTCTGTACTTGTCATCAAACTCTGATTGATTCTTGTAGCCGTAGTTAAGCGTTAAGTATGGCGAGTAACCAACTTTCCAGTTAGCACCAAACCTACCCTTATCAACATCAAAGTCGAGTTCCTTTTCTTTTGGCGGTTCAATGTTATTAAGATAGTAGTAGCTCATCTTCTCAATCCAAGCCTTGTATGTAGCCTCGTTTTCCTCATTGTTGTAAATATTAAACTCTAAAAGTCTAGCGTCATCTTTGCAAAGGTATGCAATTATTCCTCTTGAGAAGCCCTTACCCTTTATATAATGAAAGCATTGGTTGACGTGCTTTGGGTCGGGTAGTTTAGTCCTTTCCATTAAGAAAAACATAAAAGACGATGAAGACTTCATCTCGATAACAACTTCCTCCATACCTGCTGGGTATCTCTCTGAGAATTTGAGTACAATATTTCTAGCAATGTTAGCCAAGAACTCTGGTAACTCGTATATCTTAACCAACTCATCAACATCAGCTTTGGCTTTTTCCCAATCAATCATCCCACCTGCTCTATAATCAAGCCTCCCTGATACCCTAAGACAGCCTGGATATTGAGACCCGACACGTTCTTGGGTAGCTTTGAGTATTCCAGCTCTGATAAGAACCAGTTTCATAGTCCATTCAATGAAGTTACCCATATCAAACTTTCTCTTTGAACGAATATCAAAAGGATTTGATGGTTGAACTCCTTTTAGTTTAAGGTATGTATCTAGGAAAGAGCTACCTACTTCAGTAGCATATAAATAGTCTCTGGGTTCAAATTTTCGGGGCTCCTGTAGGTCGATTGACTCGTTCCATACATCTTGAAGTCCCCATTCTGTAGTTTCTGTAGTAATCATATAATTTATATTATCAAACGGTATCAAATACTGTCAAGGGTTATCTAGCACCCTTCCCAATTTTGAGTACCTCTAGCCAAATAAATACACATATCCAAAATAATAAAACACTCATTGGTAATGACCTTCCCCATCCGTAGTAGGTGCAAGGTCAAAGTCTTCCATGTCTTGTACTTCTTGTTTATGCTGGTCGGTTACCTCACCAATAAGGTGGTCTTCCGAGTAGTCAAAGTCAATATCTCTATTGACCATATCAGCAATAATGTCAGCCATTCTCTTTTCTGTAATCTTGAAACCACACTTGCAAACTATTAATCCTTTGCTAAACGTAGCGTTGCCCAACTTCAACCAGTCTATGTTACAGTCGGGGCATTTATTTCTCTTTAGATTGTGCCACTTCATTTTTAGCACCCTCCTTGGCTTTACTCACACGACCAACTCTATACATTATTTTTGGTTGGAGTTCATTGACCCAAATCTGGTCTATCTGGTTCTGCTTGGGCTGTAACCCGAACATATCGCCTCTTTGGAGCATTTCCGAGAATGCTTCATAGACTAACGCCATAAAAATATCTAGCGACATATCTACTTGCTTTTCCTGTTGTTTTTCTTGAACTTCTTTGGTAGCCATAATTTTCCTTTCTTCTAAACTAAATACCAACTAACTTTAACTAACTTTAAGAACTTGACAGGCAGTACGGTTGTAGGCGTGGTACGACGCCTCGTTGGTCGGGTGACACCGAATTGAACGATGTCCTCATCTACCGTTAGAAGTGTGCTAACTTTACACCATCACCCGTAGATGACTCCCCATACTACTCATCTAATCCTCAAAGCTATCCTAAGAGCCTAAAGGGACTGGCGTGTTTCTACACCAGAGTTCTATCTTTCCCCTTACCTGACTAAGTCTCCTTGTACCCCCAAAACCTATATTGTAAGGTTGGTTATGGGTCTCACAGCTTTCGCTGAAGGTGGCTAGTAGTCGGCGGAACACTCATTAAAACATGGCTACCTCTAAGCCTAGTTACCAATCCCTAAAGGCTCACAGCCTACCTTGATAGCTCCTTAAAAGGCACCACTTTCGTGATGAATGACTTCCATCAAGGTAGAGTGTCAGACTTTAACTAACTACTAATTTACTACTAATTCGTGGGTTTTTAGTAGTAGATCCACTCATCTTCCTTTCCTTACCATTGTTGGTAGGGGATTTAATCTGTCTATAATCCAACTCTGAAGCTTTTTTTAACAACTCTTCTATCCCAATCTCCTCCGTTTCATCTGTAATTTTTACTACTGGGTCATAACAAGTGCAACAGGTATTACCACAACCCAAACAAGGTGGGTTCCCTTTTATTTCTTTTCCAGCGGTATCTTTCATTTGCCAAGCCAACGAAGAAATAAAATAATTACTGTGCAAAAGCCTATTATTTCAAGTAATGTATTTAGTGTATCCATTCCTCCTCCTTTGGCTGTGTGTTGGTGGACTTGATAACTTCATGGGAATGTTTAGATGTTTCCCTTATAGAAAATCCAAAGTATTCTCCATAACCAACCAGTTCTAATCCTTTTAAAAGTGCCTCTACTTTGTTTGTATCCCCACTAAATTCTATTTCACCGTCTATTGTAACTATGACTACATCAGAAACTGTTTGTAATAAAACTTCCATCTCATGTCCCTTACAAGATTCATAACCATGATCGTTCATACAATGATATTTAATTTTGTGAACTCTAGTTGACATTTCCTTGCCTCCTATCTAAATTACTACTTTCCTTTGTTTTCTTTCCTGATCTTGATGGTTCCTTAATTTTATTTACGGCATAGCCAAGTTTGGTATGACTAAAGTGTCTTTTGAAACCAACATCTTCCCCGTACTTCTTGTCTAACCATTCCGCTAATAAATCAATGACTTGTTCAAGCAATCCCCAAGTTGTTGCAATATCTATATGTGTGAAGTCAACATTTATATATTTATTCTTATCCCAACCGTTTACACTTGTATTGATTTTTCCCTGTACCAAATATGTAAAATCAAACCTGTTTTTTCTTCCCTCGCCGTTTACTACAAGCCAAAATAACCCTGTATCAAAATCGTGGCAAACATTAAAAGGTACTTCAATTAGTTTTTCTAACTTCTTAAATGCCTTTGTACTTACTTCGGCATAGAAACCATTGTTTCGGTTGATACCTATAGGGAGTTTTATCTCTCTATAGTCTGATAATCTGTCTATCCTATTTATTTTTTTATCTGTAGTTACTTTAATCATTTTATTCCTCTCATATTATGCATTTGGATTTTCCTCCAATTTACCCTCCCCCTCATTGGACTCTGATTTGGTAGAGAGATATTTATCCAAAACACTAACAGGTAAGTAGATGCTATATTCCTGTACAAACTCCCTAACAGCTTCCTTATTAGACTCTTGGATTAAAGTAATGTCGGTATCAAATATTTCCATTCCTTCCGCCTTTTTGTGGTATTTAACAAAGCACCTATTTCTGATTATCTCTTCAATTTTATTCTTTAAGTCTTTGTTCATAGATTCTCCCTATAATAGCCAACTTTATGCCCCGTTCTCCTTAAAAACCCAGCTACTTCCGAAGTTGAAGTTAAACCACTACCGTCACTTTCAAACCCGAAGTTCTTACCTTCTTGGATAAACTCTTCCCAAGTATAGGGAATGCCGTCTATGGTGTATTCATATTCAATTTTTTTTATAGTTTCGTCTTTCATAAAGTCCTTTATAGATAAATTAGTAATTTTCTTTTACCCTGTCTTTTAACCAATCAAGGCTTTGTTCAAGCAGTCCAATTTTCTCTAAAACATACCCTCTACTGCTCCCCAAATAATTAACCCCATTACCTATCCTTAACATAGACATGAAGTAATCCATTGATTTAATCAGGGTAACTATTTCCTGCCCTTCTTCTATCTCTATGGGCTTTCCTGCATTTCTTAAATAGGTTTCAATTAGCGGAAGTTTAGTAAACTTGCTCCAACTATATTTTTTATTTTCCTCCATTTTAATATTCCTTTCTTTATAAATTAGTTAGATTCCTTACTCCCTAGAACCCTTCACATACTTTTTAGCCTCTTCCTTAGATACATACTTATCGTCCCAATCTAAGAAAATACCCTCTGGGTCATCACAAACATCTATTAACTCACAGATTATTTCCTGCTGTCGTGGTGTATCCTTTTGCATTATTGCCGACATACTAGAACCAATACTGTTGTACTCTTTTAAAAGGGCTTTGCCTTTCTCGCTATCGCTAAAATCCCAACCCTTTAGTGTTCCCCATTTAAGTATTAGGTGGCTCATTCCCTATTCCCCTTTCTTCAAATTAGTTACATCTAAGTGTTTGTTTTCTATAAGCCAGATAAGCATTTTTGCACGACAATTAGCTTCGTTGTCAATAAATACCTTAGAATACATATTTTCATCCCTACTTGCGTAGTGAGTCGTATATACAATCATCCAGTTTTTAGCAATACTGTCTTCCACTTTTGTTATTTCAAGTGTCAAAACCGCACCATTTTTATCTATATAGAAAGGTAGCAGTTCTCCAAGCTCTGCTACAGAAAATGCCGATACCATATCCTTTGTGATTAACTCAACACCTTTTTCACACAGTTCCCATACCATACCCCTGTCTGAATATTCCAGCTTACCCCAATAAAACAATGATTCTTGAGGCACATTAAGCTCTTTTAGTTTCTGACTTAACTCTAACGATGTTACTTGTTGGTTGAGTGGTAGGGTCATTTTATCTCCTTTCTACTAAGTACATTATCTATATATGCATCTGTAGCACCGCCATTAGTTTGAGCAATTATTCTAGCTCTACCCAATTGATATTTAGTTTGTTTTTCTTTAGTCATTTTATAATCTCCCATTCCTCATCAAAATCTTCCCAAGTTTTATACCTAATCCTAATTGGCGAAATTACTACTGCTTCGTAACCTTCCTCGGCTATTTGAATTATTAGTGACCACCATGTCTCTTTATCAATTAGTATTTTTCCAAGATATAGTTCTCTTGTTCCTATGTATTTGTAATTTCCAGCTTTGGTATTTGCCATTTAATATAAGCAAAATGAAGTACAACGGTAACCACAAGGGTAGGGTTACAATCAAGAGTATTTTCTTAACCATTGATAGAAACCCCCCACTCAACCCATGACTTCTCAGCCAACTTGACTGCTTCCTTTTCCACGTTCTCATTAGTCTCATCCTCAAGGATGTCACCATCACGGTCACATATGATAAGGTCGGGTCTGTCGTAAATTTCTTCAATAACTCTTGAAATTATTTCTTGCTGTAACTTCCAGGGTAAGTCCTGAAAGGTTATGATTGTGTAAATGTATTTGTTTTTATCCATATAAATATACCCTATCAAACTGTATCACCAGTCCAGATACATTGCAAGGGTTTCTTACCCTAAAATTTTATTGTTGTTCATTAACAACTCCTTTTCTCTGGTCTAGCCAGAAATTAAATAAATTAAACACTCAATGGGATGGACGGACACGCTTCGCTAAAAGATGTCCTGTGGTCTAGGCAGACTTGTTTTTTATATCCTTTCGGCACGTTGCCCTAATCACCTGAATCAAAATCCACCCCACCCAATGTTTAAATGTTTAATTGTCAAAAATTAAATACTTAGTAGGTGAAGCACCCCACGCACTTCACCTGCTCAACATTCAATTAACAGAATCCAAGTTGAGAAGCAAACCACAAGGCTTGACCGTCATTTCCTAACAAGTGCCACTCACTCATAAGTCTTGCAAACTCATGGTACTTGGAGCAGTTTTGTATATTCATCAGAAAACACCCCTTCCAGAATGCCCTAGAAACGATTTGTTCTAGGCAACTTGATACTAACTAACCCTATCAAACTGTATCTACTAACCGTTTGGAAACTCATCGCCACCCACTTGCGAGATTTACAAGTGGACAGCGTCAATCTCTAATCTATTCCCTAACAGCCCCACAAGTCTTACAGATATTGTCCTCAAAGTTATGTAAGCACCCCTCGTCCTCCTCATCCAGTGCTTGTTGTTGCCTGTCGTTTGCAATTTCAGCTATAGCGTCGTTAATACTCACTTGCACGGTTTCTGCTAGTTCTTCGGCAATAGCTGTCATGTCTTCGTCAGTTAATTGAAACACTAACGCCTCATCTAACCCCGCATTGAGTAAGTCCTCCCTACTAATAGCGTCTATGCTAAATGGTTTTTGTAGTTCTTCATTTGTCATTAAAATCACCACCTTTCAATAAATTTATAGACTCATCACTACCGCCAAGCTAGTTGGTAGTAGTGTCAATCTCTAACTAGATAATTTCTAACGTTGTGTTGTCATCACCTGCCCACGACTGCCACTCTTCCACCAATTCTTCGTTGGTATAATCTTTGTAACCTTTAACACCGTAAAAGAGAATATCCGCCATGTTGTCGCTTGCAATGACGGCGTCGGTTAGTTCGTCAATAACCTCTTCTCTGGTTTTTTGTATTTTTGTTTTCTCTGTCATTATTAACACCTCCAATCCTAAAAACTTGATAAACTAACTATGCCCCACGGGTTAGCTGGTTATATACAATTCTCACATATACCATCTTTGGTTAGTTTGTTGGACGGATGGTTGCATATCTCACAACCTCCGTAAGAGCTGTATATGCTTTTATGTATAAAGCCCTCTCCTGCAACTTCCCAACTTTTGTACTTATTCAATTCCTTGCGAGCCGCTTCTATTGGCTCAAGTTGTATCAGTTTCCCCTTGTTGTATTTCTTGGGCTCAAAGGCCACCAGCATTTCGAACTCGTTGCCCTCGTAGTCCGTAGCAAAAACGTGTTTAACCTCGTGTCCATTAGCTGTTAACTTTGTCATTCTTAACACCTCCTAACTAAAATTAGATACTTATCTTTGCCCTCGATTGCTCAAAGGCAAAGTAAATCTCTAAGCCTTCTGATAACCATCAAACCATTTTCCCTCTTTCCTAGTCTTTGGGTCGTTGCAATGTAGTTGGGCAATCTCCAAAGAACTGACGGTTTTTATTAGCTTCTTAGCCCTCCCATTACTAAAAAATCTGTATATTTTGTACATTCTTAACACCTCCTAACTGAAATTAGATACTCATCATCGCCAACAATTGAGATTATTAGCGATGTCAATCTCTAAGTTATAAAATCAGGCTAAAATTACTTATAGGTTAGTCTTTGAGTATCATCCATTGACCTGTACTTAACTTCTCATAGTAATTACCTTTTTCATCATAGTACCCCGTAGCTGTGATACCGCTGGAAAGAGTTATTACATCCCTTTGTTCTAACTTACCTTTTGGCTTTAAACAATGTATTAGCTTCATTTTTTCTTTCTGCCTGATTTTAATTTCAACGTGCTAAACAAATAACTAATATCTATTTATAAGTATATCAAACTGTATCACTTAAACAAGTAACAATCTATGTACGTGTGGTTGCTACTAAAGCACTAAACACATGGAAAAAAGAAACCCTTGACAAGGTATTGGTTTCTCTCTGTGTAGCATTGTATGTATTTATGTATAGTTGTATGTTTCCCGCATGGTTCATGCTACTTGAGATGTTGTAACCGAAGTCGGGTATCATTCCCCACGACTGTCTCCATGCTCCAACATACATTGGAGTATTAATCATGCTACACGTTACAATCTTCATTGGAGTATGTATCATGTAACTTGAGACACGTTACAAATAACATTGGGGGGTGAAGCTAAATCGTGGGGATAGACTATACCCCACTACATTTTTTAAAAATAGTTGGAACATGGTGCACACTATGAGTTATGGAGTAAGGTGTTACTAAGTGTTATAGTTATAAGTAACTAACTTATAGTATTTATATTGCAGTCTCAGGAGAGCTTAAAGAAGTGATACAGTAAGTTATCATGGAACTTAATCCATGTTTACTGCTAGTTGAATCTCTACACCAGTCCATTACATAAGTTAGCTGGCTGTTAATCATTTTCACTCAGGTTATCAACTATTATCTTTACCCTGAGCAATAGATGGTTTGTTGGCTATATCTTGCAGTTGCTCTGTCAAGCCGTTCCTGACCCAGTTTTTATTTATAGTGGTCTTCCATTTGCCACCGACTGCCAGGCTTACCATGAAGGGGTCGGGTAGGATTTTACCTTCCTACCTAGGTTTAGTCTTATACACCTTGTCTCCAACGTGTATGTCCTGTTTATAAAATCTAGCTGCTTGTTTTAAAATTCTATCCATATCTCTTATTATTTTTTGGTGCTTCTTAATATTTTCTCTTTTTCTCTTTCTGAACGGTTCATTAAGAGCTTTTTTACAGGCTCTTTTTAGTAGTTTTCTTTCTTCTTCAGATTTATTTAAGTATTCAGCATCCATAATTAATTTTTGGCAAATTTATGCACAAAAAAACTCAGCCCCCAACCGACTGCCCGTAGGTTAGAGACTGAATCCTTTAGTCCACAAAATAAACCCCCGACTCGTGGTAGTGAATCAGGGGCTTGTTTCGAGGTACAAAAAACACCAGACTTATTCTGGCTTGACTTGCACTCCTTTGAGGTAAGTGCTAAGATTTTATTAGTGGTGAAGTATGATTTCATCATGTAGTCAGTATTGACCTGACGAAAAACTTTGTCAAGTATTCTTGGTAGAAACCAAGTGCGGGAAAAAAGGAAGAACCCTGGGGTAACCTGGGGTTTTTCTTGTCCCAACAACAAATAAAGAATTGCAAAAAAAGTGTCCCCCTATCAAACTATATCAAGGGGGACTTAAATTCCTGACGCTACGGCGTTTATTGCACTTTCTAGCCTCGTCCAAAACCGTACTCTTTCTCTCAATTACTGTGAACCCTTGCCTCCCAAAAACCCTGTTCTTTTTGTTTATTTGGTTTTGTATGCTTTCAGTGGTTCCTTTGAAGATGCAAGGAACTCTAATAACACAAGTATCTTTAATACAGGTGTAGTTCACCTTAACTAGCATCTTCTGTACTCCTTTCTCCAGTAGATATATATTGACCCAATTTGAAATAATTTCAATTCCGTGTATCATTTTTTGTATATACGAGGGCGTGGTAACTCTTTAATCGGAGTTGACTCTACTTTGTAGTTTCAATCTACTGCGCCCCACGTCCTTAAAAACTATGTTCATTGAACAACAACCACCATTAACTGGAGAAGCATTAATAAAAGCAAGAAAAGGTCATAGAAGGACTGGTAACCCCAGAGGTCAGGTACCAAGAGCCAGAGTACCCAAACCAAATTCATTATTAGAAAATCCCAAAGTAAAGGAATCTTTGCGTGATGCAATGATTGAAGCTCAAAAAATTGGCGTAACCCAGTTAAAGAAGGGTTTATTGAACAAGCCAACTATAGCAAACGCCATGACGGATATTCTTGAGGCATCTTCAATGCAGGAATCTGCAAAGGAATTTATCAGACTTGTATTTGTTGAAAGAATTTCCAAAGCCAAAGCAGTAGAAGAAGTGTTTGGAAAGAATGCCGTACCCAACAAAGACTTAATATCTATGGGTGTCTTAAACCAGCCAGCAGTAAAAGAGTTTCTGGAGTTGATAAAACTGTTCTACATTGAAGTTTCTCCACTTGCAGCCTTAACTGAGGTAGGAGTTTTAATGGATGAGAACACTGGTGCTAAAGAAAAGTTGCAAGCAGCCAAGCAAATCAAAGCAACTGCAGGGTTAACTGAGGAAGAAGAAGGTGGAAAAAAGCAGTTACCAGTACAAATTACTATAAATATGCCAGGTTCAGTCCCACAACTTCCAGTAGTAGAGGTAAATCCAATTATAGAAGGGCAGGTAGTAGATGAGTCAGGAACTCCAACCAGTTAATATTACATTACATTCGGGTCAAGCGGAGGCAATTTCTTCAAAAAAGAGATTCGTAATCGTGTTAGCAGGACTCCAGGGGGGAAAGACTTTCTGTGGATGTGTATGGACTCAACTGGAAATTCAAAAAAACCAAGACAAAAACCATTTAATATGTGCTCTTTCCAAAGACCAGTTAGACTCTGTGGTTATCACAAAGTTTCTTGAGATGTTTCCAGCGTACAAACCTTTCTATAAAGCAGGAGAAAGAACCATTTACTTGCCAACTGGAGGCAAAGTATTTTTTAAATCGCTTGAAGACCCAAAGTACGTTGAAGGAATTACTGCACACTCAGCATGGATTGATGAGGCTGACCTTATTACTTATCCAGCATATCTAGTTGTTAGAGGCAGAGTAAATGCAACTATGGGAAGAATGCTTCTGACCTCATCTATTGCAGATAACTCATGGCTTGCAGAATATGTTACTAAACTTTCCGATGATAGATATGACATTGTATCTTGGCAGTCCAGAGAAAACCCAGCATTTTCTGGTGAGGAATGGGAAGCCTTAAAAGAGGAACTTGACCCATCAATTTTTAGAAGAAGATATGAGGCTAAACTAGATTTTGCAAAGGGGCTTGTGTATTCAAACTTTGATGTTAAGTCTAAGGTCATTGATGAGATACCCCCTACTGAAGTAATTGATAAAGCGTTTATTGGGGCTGACTGGGGATTCAATGACCCAACCGCTATTGTAATAATACTTGTTAGTAGTATGAGGAGAGCTTATGTGTGGAAAGAGTTTTATGTTGAGGGAGCCCAGATTGATGTAGTGGTAGCAATTTTTAAAAAGTTTCTGAAAGATATAAAAGAAAAGTTTAACCTTGGGGCAACTATATTTGCTGACCCATCTAATAAACAATTCTTGCAGTCAGTAATGGGAATGCTCCACCACGACATACTCCCAGGCGAAAGAGACATTTTCAACGGTACTGCAGCAGTAAGAAACCTAATTTTCCAGGGAAGATTCTTCATATTCAGAGGTTGCGAGAACACTTTAAAAGAAATAAGAACCTACAGATTCAAAGAAAAACATTGGGAGAGACTTGAAGAACCAGAGGATAGAAACAACCATTTGCTTGACGCAATAAGGTATGTACTTGCTTCTTACCCACTTGGGGCTATAAAATATAATCCAAAGGTAGAGGAGGAAGCTCCGCCAGACTTTTGGCTGAGGCGTTCAGTCCAGTATAAAAATTTGAAAAAAGTGGATGCATTTGATTTGCAGACACAAAGTAACTATGATGAGGATATATGGGTTCCATAACAATAGCATTATTCATACTAAATAACTTGATTTGGATGTTCTTTGCGTATCTGTTGATGCCAAAGGAAAGGCAACGTGAGATGAAGTTGAAGTTCCCTGAGATGCCTTTTATGAAGAAAGAAGACAAGGCTCCAGAGGAAGTTGACGTGAGAGACCTTGAGGATTTGTCTGGGGTGTCTCTCTCTGACATTGCAAAGTCCTTCCAGAAGCAGATGGACGAGGAGAAGAAAGAAAAAAAGAGTACCAAGTAAAAAAGGAAATTAAACTATGCCCAAGAAGATAGAAGAAATACCAGAGGTTTCAAAAGACACTAGGTTACTGGATATAATTTATTCTTTGAAAAAAGTCAGAGAAAATTACGAGCCGATGTTTTATCTTTCGAGAAAAGCCTACGAAGGAAAACATTTTGTTGCATGGAATAGAAGTTTGCAAACTCTCACAGAATTACCAGGTAACCGAAGCATGATGAATCAGTTACCAGAAGTAGCCAAGCAAACGGATGCATTTGAAAACTTTTTATTGTCAACAGATTTTACTTTTACATTAATTCCTACAAAATTATCTGATGACGCAAGTCTTGAAGATTCCATGAATCTATCTCTACTTGCTCAGGATTATTACAATAAACTAAAAGATAGCACAATTCTCTCCGACTACATTCACTTTGCATTATTGGACAATGTTTCTTTTATAGAAGTTTCTCCAAACGATGCAAACACTGATGTTGAGTGCAGAATGTTTGATGGGTTTGATATTTTGTTTGACCCAAGAATAAGAGATTGGGGTAAGCAAACTTTAGTTGTAAAAGTTATTAGAAAAACTAAGACCCAACTAGAAAACTCAAAACTTTACAATATATCAAAAGGAGTGAGCTCAGTTAGTGGCACTCCATTTTTCTCATGGAAAGATGTTTACGAATCAGAGAAGTACGCTTCCTTTGCAACTCTTAATCAGGATGAGTACCTTCTTTTTGAATGCTATATAAAAACTGCTAAAGGTTTAAGAGTTGTTACTATTGATGGGGCTGCTAATGTTTTGAGAAATGACCTGTACGAAAGTGTTAAAGGCATTCCAATAATTCCTTTGAGGATTTACTCTGGGGAATGGTACCAACCTTCATACGCATATAGACTTATTCCACTAAATAGAAGTATTGATATTATCTCCAATAGAATGGAAGATTTAATACTAAGACTTGCTAAGGGTGGTTGGTTGGTTCAAAACGAGGAAAATTTGAACTCCAGAATGAATGAGGAAAATGGTCAGGTTATAAAGTATGAGAGTGTTAAACCCACTCAGATAGAGATGCCTTCAGTGCCAAACTTTATATTTGAATGGTTCCAAAACACAATAAACCTTTCCGAAAGATACGGTCTTTCTTCAGTAATGTCTGGAAATATGCCAATGAACTCGTCTAACCTTAGAGCAAACTCAATGCTTGAGAGTATCACTGGTCAGACCATGAGAAATAACACAGCAGTTATAAGCAACATGAGAGCCTCTATTAAGAGCATTTTAGAATATACGTTTGCATTTTTATATGAAATGTGGGACACCCCACAGGATGTATTGTTCACAGACTTTTCTCAGTCTTCACCAAGATTCATTTCTGAAAAATTTGGCGATTTCTCTGATACAAGTGTAGTTAAGATTCCATCTAGCTTTAAAAGATTTGAAGTCACGATTGATGATGCGTTTGGTTACACTCTGGGAGAAAGAAAGAAGTCTGCTATCGAATTAAACAAACTTGGGGTGATAAGTGGAGAGACTTTAAAGAAAATATTTAAACTTGGGTCTTCTGCATACCTAGTTGAAGCTGAAGATAAGCCAATGTACCAGACAAAAGAGTTCCAGTTGTTAATGAAGGCGTTTCCAACCATGTCAGTTGAGCAGAAACAGTCGGTCATCAACACTTTGAACGCTCTTGGAGGACAGGTAGGTAACCAAGAATTGCCAGATTCAGTTAAAAGTCTATTAAATACCCCAGGAAAAACTACTCCTGGAGCTCAAGGAGCTCAACCCAGTGCCCCAGCAACTGTGCCAGCCCCTCAAGAAGTATCTACTGCTGGTCAGGAAGGGATGTAAATATGGAAGAATGTTGCACACCAGAAAAAAAGAAGCCAAGATTATACCTTTCAGACAAAGATTTGCCTGAAATAAAGGATTTTAAGGTAGGAGCAACCTACAAAGTAACTGTAGAAATGACTGTAAACTCATTGACTATCAGTGATAGAGATGGAGAAAAGACCTGTAACGCTGATTTTGAAGTAAAAAGTATTAAAAGTTTAGGGAAAAAGGATAGGGGTTACGACAAAACCTTATCTGATTTATCATAAATGCCTTTAACTAAAAGTGGCAAGTCTGTTCTTGCCAATATGAAAAAAGAATATGGGGATAAAGAGGGAGAAAGTGTGTTCTACGCCTCTATTAACGACAAAAAACCAGGTAGTGAGAAGTGGCACTTAAACAAGAAGACTTACACTAAAAAGTTGTCAGACTTGACTAAGTGAAAAAGTACCATAAACTAGATGGTGTAAGTAAAAGGGAGGTGAAACTCTAATTTAAAAATGCCAAACAATGATAAAGCCGTTGAGGAGTCTTTGAAGCAGGAACTAGAAAATCCTGAACACCAGACCAACCAGGCTAAACAAGAAGAAATAAAGACAGAAGAAGTAAAAAAGGATGTGACTGAGACCACAGCGCCTGAAACGACAGTTGCAAAAGCCAAATTACCTGACGGTAGGGAGGTAGATGTCAACCAAGCGGTTGAGGAATACAAAAAACTTCTAGCTGATTACACACCAAAGTCTCAGGAGCTTGCAGAGCTCAAGAAGAAAGCACCGATAGAGCAGTCAACAGCGACACCTGCCAAGGTGGAAACACCAGCAACAGAGATGTCTGCCCAAGACCAAGCGATACTAGCAGAAATGAAAAAACTTGGCGTAATAACCAAGGATGAGTTAGTTGAAATTAAGAAGCAGATGGGTAGTGAGTTAGTGGAGCAAACAGCGAAAGTTGTTTCCTCACGAACTGACCTTAAAATAGCTCTGGATGAGCTAAAGGAAGATTATCCGTTTGTGGATAAGGATAAGGTTCTTGGTTTCATTATCAAGAATCCTAATACCGAACTAACATTACTTGAAGTTGCTAAGGCAACGCATACCGATAACTTTATAGAGTTGGAAGCTAAAAAAATGCAAAAGCCAGCGAAAGCTGACCTGCCTTCCACAGAAGCTAACGGGGTCGGAGCTACTGAACCTCCACAGGTTAAGTACAATTTCAAGAACGGTTCTGCTGAAAGGGCGGTAGCTGAAATCTTAAAAAACTCGTAGTAGTATAAAAGTTTTTTAGGAGATAACTATGTCAGACATTAATTTTACAGCGTTAAATGCTGCCTTAAAAAAGGTAATACTACCTTCTGTACAAGCACAGATGTATGAGAAAGCACCTGCTTGGCAAATATTCGGAGGGTGGAACGCAGAAAAGCAAGAAGCAATGAGGGCTAACGTAAATGTTAACCGATTCGAGAATAACAAAATGTATGTGCCAATTAGAACTTCATACCACAGTGGTATTGTTTCTATTGGTTTAGGTGAGAAATATAGATACGGTTCTCCAAAGTTAAATGAAACCTATTCGGAAATTAGAACGATTGTAGGTTCATTTATAATTCCAAAAGCAGTAATGAATATCAAAGATGCAGGAGCCATTGTTAAACCATTGGTCTTCTACAGCAAAACTTTGAGTGCAGACTTAGCTATGGACGCAAACAGACAGATATATGGAAAAGTTCCATTGACTGCATCTGCAGGTTCTAGCTCGACAACTCTTTACCTTGAACCATCAACTAATGGTGATATGGACTTTGCAAGATACTTCCCAGTTGGAGTCTTCTTGTTAATTGGTTCTAACACCGTACCAGTTGAGGTTACAGGAGTAGCTGGAGACAACGCTTTAACATTAGCTGCAAATGCATTGACATGGAGTGCAGGAGATACAATCAAGAAAGCAACAGGTAGCGATACCGCATCACAAGAGCTAGACGGTCTTGTGGACATGGTAAAGGCTTCTGGCTTGTACCAAAATCTTAACGCTTCAGCAGACCCAACATGGAAATCCTATGTTGACGGAACATCTGAAACTGTTACCGAGTTAACCATTAGAAGCAAAATGAATACAGCCTTCTTCAAAGCCAATAAGATTGGAAAAGTTGACTGGATTATCATGAATGCTTCGGCTTTCCAGATTTATGGAGAGAGTTTAGAAGATAGAATTAGAGCAACTCAAAAGGAAGTTCTAAGTGGAGGTTGGATTGGACTTGACTACATGGGAGGCAATGCCAAAATATTGCTTGACTATGACTGTCCAGACGACAAAATCTTCATGTTATCTTCTGAAGACTTAATCTTCGGAGAGTTCCAGCCTCTTGAATTTGAAAAGGGGACAGATGGAAACCTTATGAAGATTGCTCAGAAACTTGACTACGAAGTAACCGCCTCATGGATGGGTAACATTGGTACTACCTCAAGAGGAGCTCACGCTTTAATTGAGAATAAGACCTTTAGTCACTCAGTCTAAGTAGAGTAAATAGAGGGGGTGGGGAAACCTGCCCCCTTCGGGGATTTATATGCAAAAGACACATAAACATACAGATAGAGCTGAATATTTAAAATCAATAACATTGGGAATACAAAAGAAAAGACAGGAGAGGTTGGACAAAGTTATAGAGAACACTGAGAAGTCTTTAAAGTCTGGGATGGCTATATTAGCCAGAAGCAAAAGAAAGATAAGCCCAGGAGAAGCCGAGCATATAATGGAGAAAATTGCTAGAGGGAATGGACTATATGATTTCAGATAAAGGATGCGCCCTAGAGGGCATAAGAATTATGAAAGACAATAACCTATTAGAAAATATTAAAGAGAAAGCAGTTTGGACTTTAAGAAAGTTTGCTAACGATGCGGATTTCTTGGCTGGAAAACCATTCCAAGTTTCTGTAATTGATGGCAACCTTTTGTTAAATGAAGGTATTAACCTAATGTGGTCTTTGATTGCTGGAGGTGCTGGAACCAATTTTGCTAATGCTAATGCTTACCTTGGGGTCGGGGACGATGCCACCGCAGCAGATGCAGCCCAGACTGGTTTACTTGCAGCCACCAACAAATTGTACAAGGCAATGGATGCAATGTACCCAACCTTTGGTACTCTACAAAAGATAACATTCAGGTCAACCTTTGGAAGTTCAGATGCTAATTTTGACTGGAAAGAGTTTACAGTGGCAAACGGTAACTCAGGAGCAGCAGTAAACATGAACCGAAAGATATCTGACCAGGGAACTAAAGTTTCTGGACAGACATGGGAGCTCACACTTGAGGTTTCTTTGTCGTAGTCTCTTAACAGTCCTGAATTTTTTTAAAATGCCTTTAAGGAGTGGCTGTTATGGATGCTATTAAAAACTTTGTAAAAGTAAATGTTTCCACAGGCTATGATGCCTCTGCCACTACTGTAGTTTTGGCTGCTGGAGAAGGTGCTAAACTACCCGACCCTGCTACAGCCAACTACAACCTTGTTTGGTTTAATAATAAAGATTACGGTGACCCTGCAGACGACCCCAATGTTTCCATTGTTCGTGTGACTGGTAAATCCACAGATACTTTAACTGTGATTCAACCAGCAGTGGGGAACTCTTACAATGGGGAAACTTCTTCTAATACAGCCAAAGACCATAATGCTGCAGGTAAAACTTGGCAAATGATTCTTGCCCCCACTTATAAAATATTTAAAGATATAGCTGATTCTATTGCCACAATACCTGTAAAAGCATCAAGTGCTGAAGTGTTAGTGGGAACAGACGATGCAAAGTTTTCTACACCTTTATCATTATATGCAGCATTAAGAGGTAATAGCACAAACATCCTTAGAAACGGCAACTTTATAAACAATTCCACAAACGGATATGGTGGTACTCCCGACAACTGGACTGCTTCAAATGCAAATGCTGTACAGGGTGGTTTTCCAGAGATGACCAAGCAACAGTTAATAGATTTACTAGGTGTTGCAGATGGGGATATTGAGGGGCTTTGGAATCTAAATGAGGCAAGCGGCAACGCTTTGGATTTGTCTTCTAATGGTTACAACTTGGCTGAAAACGGTGGAACTATAGACGCTTCGAGTGATGGTCTAATGGCTTTAGCTAGAGATTTTGAGTTAGGTGATACAGAGTGTTTTACGATAGCCAACGCTAATTGTGAAAATCTTAACATAACAGGTAGCCAAACATGGTTTGCATTTGTCAAACCGGAAAGTATTTCTGCTAACCACATGATAATGAGTAAATGGGGTTCTGGGTCAGAAAGACAGTTTTACATAACCGCAGATGGTTATATAGCATCAAACTTGGCAGGTCTATCTACTACTTCAAGTTTACAAAGCGATGTAAAACTAGAGGCGGGGAAATGGTATTTAATAGTTTTAATATATGACTCCGCTAACTCTTTATATAAATTATGGGTGAATGGTGTTAAGAAACAGAGAACTGCAACAGGTGCTATATCTCAAAACACCAACGCTTTTGATATAGGTTCCTACAACAATAATGCAGGGTTTAACTTTGATGGTTTAATACAATGTGCAGGTATTTTATCAACTGCACTTTCTGATGACCAAGTTAAAAGATTTTTTTATGCAACTCTTTATAAAGGAATAAAACTAAGGAGAGCCACAAACGATGCAGTATTTTTTCAGGATTCTGATTATGCTATGGTTTCCCCTTCTCTACCTATAGAACTTAGAGGAAAACCAGTAACCATTAGCGCAAAAATGTGGCAGACAGTAGCCAACACAGGAGGTTTACTAATTGGTTATACTGGAACTACCATTATATCAGATAATATAGCTACCATTGGGGAATGGGTAGATATTAGCCTAACCGTAACACCTTCTGCTACTACTAGGTATATATCTTTTGGTACAGTTGTGGACACATCTGATGGTACTGTTTGGTTTAAGGATGTTAGGGTTAACTATGGCTCTGTTTCCTTACCATTCACACATTCACCAAACGATTTAGAGAGGTTCCCAAGACTTTTAAGAATGGATTTTCCAGCTATGTTTGCTGGGAAAGCCTATCAGTATGAGGAAAATAGGTGGTACGCAACAACTCCTATAATAGACACGACTGACATGGATAATGGCACGGGAGCAACACAACCAACAATAGGTCAAAGTAGATGGGGCTATGTTGGAAAGAGAGCCTTCGGTCAACTAGAGTTTACCAACGCTGTTAAAAATGGTGCTACGGACTATATAAAAGTTACATCAGGTCTGTTTATAAAAGTTGGTTCAATCCCTGCTGTTAATAGTGGTTTAGGTCTTGTTACATCAGATTTAACAGGTGCTAAGTCGGGGGCAGCCGTGTTTTCATACTCTACAGGATTTATCTATTACATCTATAATGCCAACATTGCAGATAATGCCACTTTAACTAATATTGCAGCAGAATTTAATTACGAAATAGATTAGGAGGAATAACTCAATGCCTTATGGTTCCTCAATGTACGGTTCAGCAGTTTATGGTGGCTTCTCAGGAGGTCTCCATATTTACATATCTCTATCTGATGCTGGGGTAGCAATAGACTCATTCTCCATTTTAAATAAGTTACTTATCCCAGACTCTGGAGAAGGTGCAGAAACCACATCCCAAGGTGTTAAATTAACAATTTCTGAGGACGGTGTTGGTATTGAATCAACACCTATTAAAGTATTCCTAGCTCTTTCGGACTCTGGTGTTGGTAATGAGGAAGCATTCATTCCAATGCGTTTTGTTTTGTCTGACTCTGGTGTTGGTAATGATGTTATATCAATCTTAAACAGAATAACTATTTCTGATGTTGGTCAGGGAGCCGACACGATGAATATATTTGTCAGAGTACCTTTGTTGGACTCTGGAGTAGCCTTAGAGAGCTTAGCTGTATTAAACAAGTTACTACTTCAGGATTCAGGTATCGGGGATGATTCATTACACAACCTAATAAAAATATTGATTTCTGAGGTAGGTTCTGGAGCAGACGAGATAGCCATTAAAATGAAGATTTTATTGACTGATTCGGCTACTGGAACAGATGCTCTAGCAATAGTTGCAAGGGTCTTACTTGAAGAACAGGGTTCTGGAGTAGATACTATTCTTAGTAAGATATTAAAAGCGCTTCTTACTGTTAGTGTTGAACCTATGGACGTAGAGGTGCTGAATGTAGATAGTACCAGCAAATTGAAAGTTACATTAAATGATAGTAAATTGGAGATAGGAGAAATAAAACCATGAAAGTATTTATAGGGCATCCGCCCATCAGAAACAATATAGAAACCAGATTTGCTGTAAATTATGTTGCTGGAGTAACCACTATTGTTACTAAAAACAACAAAGGTTTTGCTCAAAATGACTTTGTTATTCTTGGTAACCCTGGTTGGGAGCAGGCAGAAATTACAAAAATTAATGCTGTAGTCTCTGGAAACACAGATTTAACTACGACTGCAACCAAGTTTCCTCACAGTGAAGACACAAGAATAACCTTTATTGGTTGGGATAAAATAAGAGTTTACAAATCCACAACTGGAATCAGTGGTGCATACTCTCTACTAACAACAATAGACATTCAGATAGACCAAGAAGGTACCAACTATGTTAACGAGTCTGCCCTAACCACTGAGTATTACAAGTTTTGTCCATTCAACTCTGTTACCAGCGTGGAAGGTGACTTCACTGACCCAGTATCCTCGACAGGATTTGTTTTCTATTCTTTAAAAACTATGGTTGATAGAGTGCTCTCCGTATTTGGTGACCCGAATGCTGAGTTTGTTTCAAGAGACGAGGTAGCAGAATACATTAATGAAATGTATGAGAAGGCTCAACAGGAGGCAGCACTGGCAACTGGAAGATTCAATATTAAAACTCACATATTCACAGTTGAAGCAGATACTAGCGAATATGATTTACCTGCAACATTCCTAATGGAGCATGGTGTGAAGGTTTCCAGAGACGGTGGAATTAAATACCCATACTCTGCAGTACAGAAAGCATGGGCTAGTGAGGGTACGGTAATAAATACAAACATACTGTACGGTTATATTATAAATGATGCAACCATAACCTTGGAAAACCCTATACCTCAAAACAGCACAGATAAAATAAAGGTATATTACGTTGAAGTACCAGCTACTTTATCTTCACCTGTGGACAATCTTGCCAACCCGTTTAGAAATGCCAGTGCTATATTTGTTAAGTATGGTATAGCAATGTGCCTACTTAAAGACAAAAAATTTGACGAGTATAAAGATTTAAAGGATGAGGCAGAGACAAAACTTAAAGCTCACATCTCGTTCTTGAAGCGATTGTCCAATATGCACCCAGAGTACGCAGAAATATCGGACACTACCTTCGCATAAAATGATAGAAAAAGCATACCCATACATGGCTCTGACTTCAGTTAATAGAAGGACTAACCCTTACGTAATGAAGGATATTGAACTTTGGGATGCTGTAAACTTTTGGACTGAAAGAGCAGTTGGTAGTAAGAAAGTAAGACCTGGGTACTCACTGTTCATGGATAGAGCAGATACGAGTCCAGTAAGAGGTTTTGCCTACGCTAAATTTCCCAACGGTTACAAAAGACTTGCTAGATTCTCTGGAACTAAAATGTACGCCGTTGACCCAAACACAGCATCTGTCTGGGGAACTGCACTCCTTACTGCTTCTAATGCCTTTTTAAGACCTGACTACACAACCTTTGCTGCTAAAGTACACATCGTAGATAAAGATGCAACCTCACTAAAGTATCTTGAGTGGGTTAACTCTGCAGGTGCTGATACAGTGACTGTACCAACCTACGCCAGTGGTACCGAACTCGTGATTCCATACAAGTCTGCAGCCATTACAACCTTTCATAGAAGGGTTTATGTTGGGCACACTTACTATTCACCAAACGAGTACGGTTCAAGAATTGGTTGGAGTTCTTTGGAGTATGCCAATAAAGGAACTGACCCAGCTTCTCCTTGGACTTCACTTGATACAGATACTACGTCAGCCAACTACAGGAACATAGACACTGATTACAAAGGGGACATTTTAAAAATTACTAATATAAATGACAGACTTAATATCTATAAAGAAGGTGGAATTTATAGATACAATGAAACTGCTGTGTTTGACATTTTTGGCTTATCCCCAGTGCAAGGCTCTATTGCAACAATGGAGGAAACCAAAGAAGATTACTTCTTTACAAACGAAGGGTTTTTCAAAACTAATGGTACTGAGTCTTCTCCTATAGGGACTGGGTGGTACCCAATTATAAAAGAGATTTTAAAAAATGGAGTTACTGCAAGTAAGATGCATTCTCATGCAGTAAACTTTTTATACTTTTGCTACATGGGGGACGTGACTTACGATAAGAAAACCATCACTAATGCCTGTTTTGTTTACAATGCTTTGTATGATGAACTTAGCCTTTGGAGCTTTGGTCATGATATTACTGCAATAGGACACTACACAAATTCAAGTAACGACAAAATAGTTGTACTTGGGGATGTTAACGGTTACACATACAAACTAGATTACACAGCAAATGATGATGCTGGGACTCCCATACAAGCCAGAATGCACACAAAATACTTTTGGTTTGGCGGAGAAACCCCAGAACAGCAAAGTCAAATGTCCAAGATGTTTGTATTCTCTACACTTGGCTCTGAGGTGCAGATACTTGCTGACAGAGATTTCTTAAATGAACCAAAAGAACTTGGCTCTGTGTCTGGAACTGAAAAAGCACTTGGTTTTGGGTATGAAAAATTAAACTACTTTAGAAACGTATCTGTGGAGTTTGTTTGGAATGGTAAAGGCACCAGACCTGAAATATATGGTGTCATTTTAATGGTGAAAGGAGCCTCTGAAAGAGATGTCCCAGACAAAGAACACAAAAAATAGTTATAACCAAACCTTTAAAGGACTTGCAGACTTTGTAACTCTTTTAGTAGGTCTTGCTAAATCTGCAGTAGGTTCGGGTACAGAAGCCACCCCAGCATGGGCACAGAAACCACAAGCTCAAGAGGTCACGCCTGTATTGGCAGAAGATGCCCCACAAACTACTGGGACTTTTAAAAGAAAAACTTATTATACTCCAAACGAAACCCCAGCCTATGATAAAAAGGGAATGCTCACAGCTACAGGTACCACACCAAAGCCAGGTTACACTGTGGCAGTAAGCCCCGATATGCTTAAAAGTCACGGAGGTACTTTAAAAACTGGGGACTTGTTGGAAATTGGTGGAAAGCAGTTTAGAGTTGAGGACTTAACTAACGAGAGTCTTAAAGGAACGGTTGATGTTTATATGGAGGAAGTTTCTCCTGACACCAAGGGTTTAGAGCAGGATGTTCCTTTCAAAGTAGTTGGTAGAAATAAAGAAGGTTTGAAATATAACATTTCGGAGGACTAATGGAATACGATATTGAACCAGAAAACATTATAATAAGAGCACCTTATACCAGTGATAATGAGTTGGATTCCTCCTTAGAGGATGGAATAATTGATGAAAAATATATTAAGGAAATTACGGCTTCCAAACTAAACTTTGTCCCTGTAGATTCTACTAATGTGGTGGCTTCAATAAATGCCTCTACTGAGGGCATCTCTATTGTTGGAGGCAGAATTTCAATCAGTGCTGATTCCAGCTTCGCCTCAGGATACGACCCGACAACCAAAGCACCTTCGGCTACAATTATTTCCACAATCAACGCTTCCTCTGAGGGTATTGCTATTTCTGGTGCAAAAATATCTATAACCGCTCTGTCTACTTTTGCCTCTGGGTATGACCCAACCACTAAGGTTCCTACAGCCCAGGTTGTAGCTACAATAAATGCTTCGGTTGAGGGTATAACAATAGCTGCGGATAAAATAGCTATTAGCGGTGCTACTACCTTTACTGCTGGGTATGACCCTACAACTAAGGTTACGGCTTTAGGAGGTAACTATGCCTCGGCTGCATCTGGAGCAAGAGTATTAATCTTCCCAGACTCCAGTACAGGAATACAGATAATTGATGATGCTACTGCTACTGTGTTTAAAGTCTTAGTTGGCGGAGCAGATGTTGGAGATGTGGTTATTGGAAACTACGCAGGTGGATATGGAATGCTTTGGGATAAATCTGCTGGAAGACTCTACATTAAAGGCGACCTTACTGCAGGTAATATAGATGCTGCAAGAGTAACCACAGGTACTTTCAGTACAAGTAGAATACCAAACCTAAGCGCAGATATAATAACTTCTGGGGATATTGGCACTAACAGACTTTCTGCAAATGTTCTTGCTGCATTAAAGGCAAGCATAACGTATCTATCAGCTATTGTGGCGGACATAGGTACAATAAATGCAGGAACAATAAGCGGTGTTACTATTACTGGTGGAGTTTTACAGACAGCAACATCAGGTGCTCGTGTGAAAATAACTGGTGCTGATAACAGTGTTAGATTCTACAATGGTGGAGGAAACTTGTGTGGAGAAATATATGGTGATTCTGGAGCTAGTGGTTCTCTGGTAATAGACGGTGCCTACAGCTTATATATAGATGTTACTGCTGTTTACACAGACTGGATTAGACCAATGGATAGCACTACACTTACAGTTTGTAATATTGGCGATACTTTAGATAACCAGGGTAATTTGTTAGTTGGTGGTTGGGTTGCTGTTGGTGGGGATGTGGATATGAATGGTCATAAATTATTTGATGTTAGCCACTTAGATATGAACACGGGAAGTAAGGGTCAGTTTGATGAAAATGGTTCCTTCTATTATTATGAAGATGACGGGGACTACTTTTTTGGGTCAAACAATAATGGTTGGGAGGGTAGGTTCTCTCAAATAAGTCAATAATTAATATGAGAAAAAGAACAGAGGAGATAAATAAAATAAGGGTGCTACTGGGTAAACCAGAGATAAAGGAAATTGCTATAAAGGCAAACATCGAATCTATTAGTAGGAGCAAATATAACTATAAAGGAAAAGATGAGATGCTTGGTCTACCCAAGTTATTTCCACAGGAAAAGGACTTGGATATGAGTGTAATAGGTGTTAAACAAAACAGGATAAGGTACCAAAGTTTCCCTGATAGACTTCCCACAAACAATGGGGAAATGCCTTACCCACCAGACAACCACCCAATGATTGGTCAATATGAATTTCCACACAATACTTATTTGTTGTTAGCTCATGCTTTTAACAAGGCAATGGAGAGAATAGACGCACTGGAGAAAAAGCTCTCCGAATTGAAAGTTGATAGTAAATGATTATAATTTTAACTAGGAGCGACAAAAATGAACCTATTTAAGCGACCTACGACACTTTTTAATAAATGCAGAACATTCCTTACAACGGGATATATACCCGTATTTTCTACTACTAATAGGGGTATATTCAGAGTAGGGTTTAAATTTGTGACAGTAAGTACATTCCTTACCAAAATCGGTTATAATGACTCTGGCGTGTTTTCTTTGGTGTTCTCTCTGAGAAACAATTTCAAGATTCTCAAGTCGGTTGTCCAACTTATTTCCGTTCAGATGATGAACGTGTTCACTTCTTTTAAGAGTTCTACCAAGGTGTTGTTCCATAACATACCTATGAAGTTTGGTGTGATTGTTCCCGTTTCTGTTTATCTCCACATACCCATTACCGTTTATGTGTCCCTTGGGAAAAGGCTTGGAACTCTTTATAAGTGGGTCTCCATGTCTTTTAAATCTAAGGTAGTGGAGCCAACAAAGTCCTTTTGCATGGACTGTTTTGTTACATTCTTTAACAGTGCATTTACTCACTTGTATATATTATCACATGGGAAAGGAGATACATATTATGGCTTTGACTAAGTTTACCGATGCTGCTGGCAGAGAGGCGTGGAAAGATGACAAGGGAATGGTGTTTACAGTCGGTGGTTCTAATCCTACTTACTATAATGTAGCGGATTGGAATACCAGGCAAGCCAAGAAGTATAACACTTCTGCTTCTAGTTTAAGCAGTGATGGAGGTAGCGGTGTTAATGATACAAGCTACAATAGTATTTTTAAAAATGTTACTGACCAATTTGCTCCATCTTTTAATGAGAGTGTTAAAGGTCTCTCCGATACAGCAAAATCTGTGAAGTCTGGGGCTGAAGATGTTGCCCAATCTTATAAAGACCAGATTCCAACAGTTCAAAATATTTATACACAGTTAGCGGCAGAACTTGCTAAAACTTTTGAAACTGAAACTGCCACAAAGACTCAAGAAAAGTCTGAAGGTTTGGCTGCCCAAGCACAGGAAGCAGCAGCAGGTGGGTTTGATACCTCAACTGGATTTGAAGCAGCACAAAAAAGAATTACTGAAACTAAGTACGACACTGTAATTGCATCAGTTGCAGATAGTTATAGAATCAATGCTGACAAACTGGCTGCAGAAGAAACTAAGGATATTCAGTCTTTACTTTCTGAAGCTGCTCAAGCATTACAATCTGGAAATGAAACTGTAGCAAATATAAATCTTAACATTGCCAAACTAAAGCAAGACCAGCAAACACTAATAACTCAAGCCTCTACTGCAATAATGAGTGCCAATAATGCAGCAGAACAAAACAAAATTCAGTCTGAATACAACACAGCATCTCTTAAACTCAAACAAGAAGAACTAGACCTAACTGCACAAAAACTTGCACAAGATGCTAGAACAAGTGACCAGAAGCAGGTTGTAATTGGGGATGATGGAAAGATTCACATTGTTAACCTAACACAAAATTCTGAGACACCTTTAGATATAACCAAGACCAGCAAGAGTGAAACGCAATTAAAGGAAGAAGCAAAGGCGAGCTTGAGGGACGATATTATGGGAAATAACCCAGGAGGTAAATCTATAACAGACATTCAGACCTTAAGTAGCTTGTACCCTGAGTTTAACCAGGCTGAGATAAATGCAGAAATCACCGCTCTTAAGCAGCCAAGCTTCTTTCAAGGTTTAAGTAAGTTTTTTACAGGAAAATAATATATGGCAGGAAGATATGGTGCTCAACCTACAAATACGCCTAGCGTAACCAATAGCCCTGTAGTTACACCCGCACCAACAAACACGGGCAGAGGAAGATATACTGGTGGCACCCCTGTTACAACTACCCCCTCGGCTCCAGTAGGATTGTTTGAGTACATCACTAAAAGAACTCCCCAGTTTGCTAAGGCTGGCGGTCAAGAATTACTTGCCAACTTCATAGAAGTGCTAGCCTCAAGCGCTGAATTCCCAAGTTTAAATATGCTTGTACCTGGTGAAAAGGAAAAAGCTCAAGGTAGAGCATCCAGCATTAGAAGTGTATCTGAACCACTATACAAAGAAGCATCTGAAACTAAGGCTAAAGCAAACGAAGGTTTAACTGGATTACAAAAACTTGTGGGAGTTGGAGTAGAAGCATTACCTTCTATTGCAGCTACTGCAGTAATACCTGGAGCTAAAGCAGCGGGTTTGGTTAATAAACTCATTGCTGGAGCCAGAATGAATGTTTTACAGGGACAATTAATGTTCAATCCAGACGATGTAGAGGGTGGAGACACTTTAAAAAATAGAACCGTACAGGGTACTTTTGATGCTATTGTTTCTGGAGCAATGGAGCTAGGCTTAAAAGGTGCAAAAAACTTTGTACTAAAACCAATATTCAATTTATCTAAAGATGTCACAAACAAGGTGTTTTCTAGGGTTGGTACTAGAGTAATTGAAAATGCTGCAGATATGGCTGATAGTGGAGTTAAACAGGTACTGGACAACGATGTTGCCAAGATTTCCAAACAAGACTTTGTTGACATTTTAAAAGGTAACAAACCCATTGACGACAACACTAGAGCATTCTTCAGTTCTGATGAATGGAAAAATCTAGCCAAAAAGTATGGTACTACATACGAGGGCTACCCAGACTACTTAGAAGTTTCATCCCCACGACAGACAGCAGAAATGATAAAGGCACAAGGTATCTCTGGTTACTTGGATGAGCCAACTGTGGTGCCAACATCTGACTTAAAAGAGTTGGTAGTTGATGCTGCAGAGAAAGTTTCTAGGTTAGATGACGAGGGTGCAACAGAAACAGGCAAGATTATATCCGAATATATAGACGCTTTTGTAAACGACTATTCATACAAGATAGATAAAAAAGCTATCGCTAACCTTGTTCTCGACACTGCCAACAACATAAGAGAGTTTGATGACTTCAATGCTTCTGTTATGGCTCGTGAGGTTAAGAAGGCTATGATGGATGGTATTGACCGTGCTGGGGCTACCCAAGAAGTAGTCTATCTAAAAAGAATATCTAACTTAGTTGGGAGTAGGGTATCTGACCCACTTTCCGTACTAAACTCATACGACAGATGGGCTTCTAAAAACGGTGCTATGAAGTGGGACGAGGTTGCCCAGGCATTAAATGAAAACGGTTTTGAGATAGACACGCAAAGTCCTACTGACTTAATAGATTTTGCTAAGAAGATACCAACTAAAAAGGATTTGTTGGTTGTACCAACCCCACCAAAAGAAATAGACATAGATACAGCAATAAATAATGCCGTACAAACATCTGCTAAACAGGTTGAATCTCCATTTGTTGCTTTTAAGGAGAGTGTTCCTGTGGATGTGCCAACAACTACTACAGACAAACTAATTCAAAACTTACCAGAGGATATTGCAAAAAAGGTAGATTCTGGCGAGGCTTTAATTGACACCAGTAGCATTGATGTGGATAACATGGAGAAACCTACTCTAACTGAAAGAGTGCAGGACGTAACTAGAAAGGCTACAAGAATTTTTCCATACTCATTCGAGTCTGATGTTGTGGAAACATATGGAAAGTTTGGAAAAGAACTTGTTGCTAGAGGTAGGAGAGCCATATACAAATCACTTGGGGCAAAGGATGAACTTATCAAAGCAAATCAGGACATGGGATTAAAGTTGTTAACCCCAGAGGAATTGTTAAATGTTAGACAAATTGTTGAGGGTAAGGCTGCACCACTAAACGAAAGAACCGCTAAAGTATCTCAGCAGTTAAGATACCTTTTTGGGGAATGGGCAGACAAAACTCAGGTTGAAGAAAAGATAACCAACTACTACCCAAGATACTTAAATGAAGAAGGTAAAGAAGCCTTTAGCCATGCTACAGACAGTAGCGAAATAGTTTCGGAAATCGCCAAAGAGAAGGGAATAACGAAGAATGAGGCTTTGAATATATTAAAGAACTCAGTTAAAAGGTCTCAACGTAAGGGTGCTTTTGAGTTTCCAAGAGTTCTCCAAGACTTGCCAGACAAGTACAGAATGAACCCACTGGATGAAATTCTCTCCTGGGAAAATGAAGCCTCAAGAAGATTTGGGGTTATTGACGAGTTTGGTAAGAATGCAGAGATTGCCAGAAAACTTGTGAGTGATATGGCTCTACAGGGCAAGTCCTTAAAAGAGCAGATTCACATTTCTAATATTGGTGAGGAGTATTTAAATAAAATAATTGGTAAGTCTGGAAATTACACGGACTTATCTAAAGTGTTTTCATTTTTAAAACAGTCTATGGTTTCGTCCAAGTTAAGTCCGTTAACTACTGTAGCCAATGAAATGCAGGGGTTTGTGAACTCATACTTGGACAATGGTTGGAGAGGCGTTTGGGATGCCAACAACAAAGCCAATGACACCCTACTTAAAGGAATAGGTATAGATAATTTGAGAGGTAAAATTGGTGATGAGTTTAAAGCATCAGATTTTGCAGAGAAATGGCTCAACTGGATTGGTATGGAAGCCTCAGAGAAAAGAGGGATTTTGCGTTCAGCAAGGGCTTCTTTCTCAGCTATCAATAGAGCCTTTGAACTGCTAAAGAAGAACCCATCAGACATAAAAGCCCAGTCTTTCTTAAATGATTACGGTATGTTTGTGGATGAGGGTTCACTAGAAAAAGCACTAAAGACTGGTGCCATACCTGAGCTTGAAATGAGAATGGGTGTGTTGGAAGGTTCAAGAAAAAAGATGTTCTTTCAAGTACCTGGAGAAAGACCTTCTTGGGCAACTACTCAAGCTGGTTCGGTTGCATATGTGTTTCACAACTATATGTTGTCTCAGTTAAGATTGTTAAG